CTATTGGGAGTGCTGTAGTACTTTCTCAATAATGCGAGCATGATATTCATCAGTGCTTTTTATTGATTCTGTTAATTCGCCCAACGGAAACGCCGTTGACCGCTTTAATTCAAATGGTCTATCTACATATTCATTATACGATTTAAACTCTTTTTTCGTTCGTCTCACCATCTGATGCACTCTCCTATCAGAAATATTACACAAACATTTGTTCTGTTTTTCAATTAGAATTATTTTGTCAAATGCAACACTAAGAATATTCTTATTTTATATTTTGCTAAAGATTGTATACTGTTATAATATCTCTATAAATTAAAGAAAGTAGGATAAGTATATGAATGATTTAATTATGGAGCTAGCGTTACATCCTAAATTGGAAACTGAGAGGCTATTATTGCGTCCAATCACTTTATTAGATGCGAAGGATATGTTCGAATTTGCTTCAGATATTGATACCACAAAATTTGTATTTAAAGCTCATAAAAATCTAGAAGAAACGAAATATATTATTGCTAATCAGTTTCTAACTGATCCGATTGGAAAATATTCAATTGAGCTTAAAGAAACTGGAAAAATGATTGGTATTATAAGCTATAACAGGATTAATAAAACAACACGTACGGCTGAAATCGGATATACATTGAATAAACTCTATCGAGGAAAAGGATTTATGCCTGAAGCACTTGGCAAGTTAATACAATCTGGATTCGATTTATTCAAATTTAATAGCTTGATGGCTGTGTGTGATGAATTAAATAACGCTTCTGGTAGGGTAATAGAAAAGTGTGGGTTGAAATACTTATATACAGATCCTTACTCTAGATTCGATTTTTACGACAACAACAGAATGGTAACTGATGTCTTTTATCGATTAACAAAAGAAGAGTATTACAATACCTCACTGTCTTGACTTTAGAATAGTTTTATCTATGGAATCCTCTGTTGATGGGTATGATACTAATATCCAATTTCCCATAGAATATGTACTGCCCCTCATTAAAGAGGGGCTATTTTAATATTTTAAATTTTGTCCAGGATAAATCAAGTTAGGATTAGCTAAGCTATTTAATGCAGCTAAGGTTTTATAAGTCGTACCAAGTTTAGCCGCAATGCTTGATAAGTTATCACCCAACTGGACTGTGTAAACGTTGCTTACTGTTGATCCATTGACTTTCAAAACTTGACCAGGATAAATAAGATTTGGATTATCCAATCCATTTAATGCTGCCAACGTTTGATAGTCTGTTCCATATTGATAAGCAATGCTGGATAACGTTTCACCGTATTGTACCACATGAGTTGCTTCTGGTTGCTTATCGGGAACAATTGTTGCATCTGGCAATAATTCAATATCACCTTTGCTTATCCATGACAAGATACCTCCAAGCAATACTCTGCTATCAGTCACTTCTTGTACTTTATAGCTGTTGCCTTTAACCCACTGAGGAATAGCTTCGCCAGTCGCCCATGCATCTACATTAAATTTCACTTTAACCGTGTCACCGACTCTAACATCAGAATTGGGTGTTTTTTCAATTTCTTCCCCTGCATCTGTTGCTGGCGTGTCCGTTTCTGGTTTGTCAGTAGCCGTATATCCGCTATCCGTAATTCCTGTTAAGTCTACGTTACCATCTAACCCACCAGCAATATAAGTGGATGTAAATTGCCATATTCCAATGCCCTCCATACTTGGGAAATAAGTATATAGTGGTTCTGGCGTTACCTCATAGCTAGGATAGGCAGCAATCCATAAAGAGTTAGGAAACTCTTTAATAATTTTCTGATAGTCCACGTATTGTAACGTAAAAGGCTTGTAGCTATAATACATTGGCGTGTAACCTGCCTCTTTAATTCGTCGCATACCATACAGGATTGTTTCCGTATTTGCGTTTATATCAGGACTAGCTCCATGTTCAAAATCCAATGCTACAATAGAATTTTTTGGTGTTTGAATACGTGGTAAGAAATAATCCATTGTCGTTTTGGCAATATCCATGCTACCGAAAGTATCGTACCAGATGTAGGTATGTGCGCGTTTACCTTGAGCGATAGCACTTGCTACTTGCGTTTTGTATGTGTATTGTTCATAAATACCGTTAGCATTGTAGCCACCAATCTGGGCAATAGCGAATTTATCATGTGCATAACCAAAGCGGCCTTGTTCCCCCTGATAAATAGCCCAGTCAACGCCTTGGTCACCTTTTGCAGCAAACACATTTAAAGGCATAAAAAATAGAGCGATTAACGCTCCAACTAAAATTTTCTTTTTCATTCGTTTACTCCTTGTCTTTTAAATTATATGCTGACACACCTGTTACTACTCCTAAAAAAGTTGCAATAGCATTGATAGTTAAAACAGCCATATCTGTTTGCTGCCATCCATAGGCTTTGCCTAGTGTGGCAACCAAAACAGAACTTGCAAGAAGTACCGTTAGCACGCCCCATTTGATAATTTTGTAGTACTTATCTGGTAGAATCATTTTTTTGCTCCTTTCAATTCTATTATGTCATGTTCCGCTTCTTGCATTCGACCTTCTAATTTAAAGGTTCTTTCAATTACCCCATTATGTTTTTCTACTTTCTTTTCTAGCTGTTCAATTCTGTAAGCTGTCAAATTGGCACTAGCTACAACTCCAATAAACGCGCCAATTGTGCTGCCTACTAATCCTATAACAGCGACAACAATTTCATTTGACAAAACAATTCCTCCAATAATAAGAACCGCTTAGCTTTCGCTAAACGGTTCCCCACAAATTTTTGTATATTCTTCTTTTGTTAAGCAATTCATATTCACGTAATCAACTAAATCCTGTTTTGTATAACAATTCCAATCATACAACTGTTTAATATTATCGAAACCTGGAAAAGCATTCGTTTTCATCTTATTCCGCTCCTTTCGTAAGTTCAGCGACTTGTTTCATCAATTCGCCAGTCATTCTTTGTGTTTGTTGAATAACTTGATTCTGCTGAGAAACTTGCTTCATTAATTCCGCATTTTGCTTTTGTAAAAGTTCCAATTCCGTAGGTGGCGTTGGCTCTGGTTCTGGCACATTGTCAGGATCGTATATTAAGCTTGTTCCGTCCCAGCGATAATTAAAAAAATCTGTTGGCTCTTTTTCTACTTCAAGTTCAATTTTATTCGGTTGTTCCATTGTGGAATATCCGTCTAAATAACCTTGAATATCATCAATCCAAATTTTCATGTTCTCTTTCCTCCTAGTATTCATAAATCGCACTTAACGCAAACATTTTACTGCCTGAACCAGCCGTATCACTAGAAGAGGCATTTAAGTCGTTTCCAGTAATTTTAGTATCCTTAATATATAAATATTTCCGTACTAAATTAGTATAGTATCCATGTAAAAGGAAAATAACTCCCCCAGAACCTGGATTCTGCGCATGCTGTTTAGGCACTAAGAAAAAGTGATAACACGCACCGTTCAAAGCTCCTTCTTTGGTATATTCTTGCCATTGTAAAATCCAACCATTCTCACACTGTGAAAGAGACTTAGAAGGTACTTGCCCATTTCCTGCAGCTCCGCCATACCATGCACCTGTCCACAACGGTTCTTTTTTGGTAATTTTTTGATATGCTTTGTCCGCATCTATTTTTTTTATATAAGATTCAAGCCCATCAATTGCGGCAGTATGTGTTTTAAGATAGACTGGTTTTCCTTTTTCTTTTAATTGAACAATATCTGTTGTCATTACACTTCCCCTACCTTTTCAAACGTAATTGCTGGCAATCCATCTAGCTTTGTTTTATCTTCTTTAGACATCAAGCCATTTTTTATTGAGGTTGCAACGTCTGTCGTTGTTGCATTTTGCCCTGCTGGACCTTGCGGACCAACGTCTCCTTTATCTCCTTTTGGACCTTGTGGACCTGGGTCTCCCTTTTCACCTTTCAATACTTCTGGTTTCCCTTCCACAGCATTCCAATGTGTTTGAGGAAATACCTGTGTTCCTCCTTGTTTTACTTTAACAATATCTGTCATTCAACTTCCCCTACTCTCTCAAACGTAATATCAGGTATTCTGTCAATGGCTTCTTGAACTTTTTGGTCAACATATTGTTGATTCACTCCGCCGCCATCGCCACCACCAGTTGCTGAAATAACACCATCTTCTGAAATAGAAATATTCGCTCCAGCAGTATAACCTTTCAACTCTTCCAGTTTCGATTTTAGTTCAGTGGTGAAATTTTGATCTGTTTGCTTTACCGCAGACAACGTTCCGTCTTCTGTAATTTCTAACAGTTGGCCAACCTTTATTCCGCCCAGTTCATCTGCGGTAGCGATTGGAAGAATGTACACGCCTCCCTCGCCATTTGACAACCGTTGAAACATTTCAGCAGTGATAATACCGTCTGTTTCTTCTGTCGCATAAGGAAGTTCTGTCAGTGCATTTTCTAAGCCTAGATCTGCTTTAGTGATAATTACTGCCCCAGTATATCCATTAACAGATAATACTTTTGATTGACCCGCAATAATTTTTTCTAATCCTCGAACAGCGGATGCATGTGTAATAGGATAAAACTGACGTTCCACGCCATTTTCATCGGTTTCCATCATTCGTTTTGCTTTAACCACTTATTTCACCCACTTTTTCAAACACATAAGCATTCTGTTTTGTTTCATCAACTGTTGCGATAACCAATGCCCCATCTATCGCAGGATAATCAACTGTTCCAACAATTTCTGTTTCATGATTCAGTGAAAAAGCATCATCTTGTAAAATAATCAAGTCACTTATTTCGCCATATTCTAACGTATATAAGCGTTTCTCTAATTTCTGATACAAATATTCCATATCTGCCAATAGACGTTCAGAAATTGAATTATGGCGCACTCCTTGAATGTCTACACGTGCATCCATTAGCTCGGCTAACATCGTACCGCCAGGATCAATCGTTTTTAAAATATCTTTGATTGATTCGAACCATGAAGTGAAATCTGTTTTTTGCGTATCTCGCCACGCTTCGAACTCTTCTTTTCTAGCATTCATCCAATCAGTAAAATCGCCCTTATTTTCGTTGATAAAAGCGGTCATGTCCGCGATTAGATCTTCAATGGACTGCCAATAAGAACCCATTTCACCTTCTGTTTTCGAAGCAGCATTCACCACAAAGTAAGAAAAGTTTTGCGTTGCACCAATCAGGTTATCACCTTTATGAATACTGAAATATGCTTCTTGTCTGTGTAACGACTGCATAGAATATTCATCAAAGGTATACTGAATAATCCCTTTTTTGGCATTCACAATTTTTGCTGAACGTTGAATCGGATATTTATTATCAATAACCGATTCAAAAAAAACTTCGCAACCTGTTAAATCAAGTGGCAAAGCATTTTCAACTAGTATGGCTTCTAAGACTTCTGTGTTTCGATTTCCTTGTCGTACATTCTGAATCCCAATGTAATTGTAAGGTTCAGTTGTACTTAGCGTTGCTTGCCATTTAACCATTGAAAAATCCTCCTTTCGTTATTTTGGTGGAATAACAATCGATTGAATAGAATTAGCAAAATATAATCGGTCATATTTTGCGACAATTTGCCCTTGCTCGGCGTTCTGTTCTATGGTTTGGATACGTCCGTTATTTAAGCCGTAAATCACGCCCGTGTGACCATATGTTGGGTCTACTGTCCAACCTGTTCCCCATTGGCCACCTCGTCTAATATTGACGATTGCTCCTACTACTAAATCTTGATACGTTGGATTTTGGATTACTCGCCAACCTACCGCATTCCAATCATATGCTTCACCAATATCTGCAGCAGATGATGTATCACCAATTACATGTGAAAAGCCATAAATTGTTCCTGCACCTAAACCACAGCCGCCCATAAAACCAGAATATTCGGCTGGAACGGCATAACATTGCCCATTACCAAGCCATTTGCCCATTAAGGTCTCCAAATGTTCTATGCCAGCTTTTCCTGTTGCAGTAGAAGCTTTCAAATCTTTGAATTTGTCATACCATACTTGTGCATAGGTTTGTCTTTCTGGATGTGCTGCAGCTGGACGTTCAAAGTTTAATTCAAACGCATAAGCAGCTGTTTTAGGCGAGCTGACAACTTTAAATTCATCAACTGTTAATGGACTTACTTGTCCTAACCATTGCCCATTGAACATACACCAATTAATTAATTGAGCTTGGGCTAATGACGTCCTATAGTCTTGTTTGATACCTGCAGCTGCGATTAAGCGTTGTACATATTCTCGGCCATTCCAAGTTGGTGCGCCTACCAATGGATATGCTGAACCGTCCCATTGAACCCATCCGTAAGCTGGACCGCCTATTTGTTCGGTATCTGGGTTCATACTTGGACCAACTTCTCCTTGTACATTTCCAAGGATACCTGCAGCAGCTGCTTTGCTGTATCCGTTAGCTAATAGGTAACTCCATAAGTCCCAAGCAAATTTATCTGCATCGCTTGTAACTTCTGATGGATAACCACCTGTACCAGCTCCAGAACCACCACCACCATTTTGACCAGGTATAACTTCTTTGCCGCCCACAATCAATCGATCAACTGTCAGAATTGCTTTACTTCCATTTGGACCAAAAAAGTTAAAATTATTTCCAACAAAAAACTGTGTAGGACCAGTAATTAAATGTCCTGTGCCTGATTGGTTAGACAAACCAATAATTTTTTGGGGATTATCTGCGACTAATAGTAATGAATTCCCATCAGAAACTACAGGATTTCCATTTTTATCTGCTAACCCTGGAAAAGGATTTCCCTTTGTTCCCATCGTGCCAACGTGACTATTACCATTCCAAAACTCCATCCCTTTTTTAGTTAATTCCATGATTTTTTTCTTATTATTCCAAGCTTGTAAAGTACCGTTTACCATACGTAAAATATCTCCACAGCTATTAAATGATGTTTCAAAAATATTAGATTTTATTTTGCCAGCTCCTATAAAGTCCGCATTCAATATTCCATTAATTCCCCACGCATTTTTAAATGGACCTTTCCAACCAGTTCTTGAGAATCCAATTCCTTTGTTATTAATTGCAATCACATCTTTTGCAGTATCCGTGGATTCCGTATCTAAGTAATAATGGGTATTAGGTCGATTTTTAGGATATTGAAGTATACTTCCGCCTTCAACACCGTTAATCAAATCAGTAATATAATCTACAAAATCACTCATATACTCTTTTTTTGTCAATGTTTTTATAGCTTCTTGAAAGTCTTGACTTTGCTGTTTATAAAAAGCAACTTGGATATCTCCCGCAGTGATTTTTATTGTTTTTTCTGCTAAAGCATCATAGACAATTCCTGTAACTTTCGTTTGAATGTCAATATCATAAAGCTTGTGGTACACAGTGAATGTATCGAATAAATTATAGTTACGCATCTTAGCAAATTCTTTTGCTTCTTCTGAATCTGTAAGTTTCTCAATTTCTAATTCAATAGAAACTTTAGGCTTATCACTTCCTGGATATAATGTAGTGAAGTATTTACTTGCCACTTTATTTAAGCTAGCTATATCTTTTACTCCTTGATCTTCAGTAAACTGAATGTATTGAGCGTAAACATCAGGATACTTACTGATATATTCGCTTTTAACTGCATTTCCATAAATCCGTTGAGAAGTTCCGTCTGCTCCACTTTGAAGCTCTGCAAATGGCAAAACTTTAGTAACAATTGATTGCCAATCAAATTTAATGGTTAATCCTTTTAAATCTTTACCATAACGAACAGTTCCAACGTTATCTCGTCCTCTACGCCTTAGCAAAGATAATTTAAAAGGCTCTCGTTTTATTTCTCCGCCCCAGTATTGAAGTAGAGAACCTTGTTCCCCTGCAATACAATTCAATACATTTCTAGCTTCAAATGTAGTGCTAGAAGCTGTATTTATATCAGAATATAGCTTGATATCACAAGGTTCGTCCATGTTCTGTTCGATTAATTTCATTGCTTCTGCACCATTACGATTATCAACTGTTACTAGCCTCACTTGTCTGTTTCCTAGCTTATAAGTACGAGATTGGGCATAAATAACAATGCTATTAGTAAAAGTATCTTTAAACGTTTGTTTGATCTCAAAAATGTGGTATTCTTCTAAGTCATTTGGCTTTGCTTTAATTTGATAGCCATTTTCGAAATAATCACTAAATCTGCTAATCGCTGGATAGTCCATTTCTAGTTCATATTTTCCGTTTGCTTCTTCAGTGATTTCGCAACGTGTCGCATCAACAAGACGTCCTAATCCATTTGTTGAAAAATCTTTTTCTCCAGGTTTAAAAATAACTGGAATCAAACCTTTCGCCTCCAATTCGGCTGAACCTTAAACTCTGTTACTTTACCAGTCCAGCGAAAATTATTCTCTCCACATTTTAAAATCGGATAATCTTTAAAAAGTGTTTTATGATCCAAGATTTCAAATGCTCCACCTGATTTTCTATAAGCTTCTTGTTTTTCTGAATCTATAATGATGTCACCGTTAATTGCTTTTAATGAATATGATTGATTATTGATAAAAAAAGAAATATCCCCAGACCCCAAAATCTGAATAATGGGTTCTGAAGGATATTTTTCTGTATTGATTAACTGATTAGGATTACTTATCCAATATTGGCCAATACGATTTTTCTTAAAAGGTCGGATACTTACAGTAAATTCAAAAGGAATTAAAACCCCGCTTTTTCTTGTTCCTGTAAATTTTGGTGGACTCGTTACAATCGCCTGATAAATATAATGCTCATCAAAATAGACAATAAAATCAGAATAGTTTCCCATATCGAGCCAAAAGGAAATTTCATCTTCTAAAAAAGAAACTTCTTGTAAAGTATTTGCTTTCGCATAGCATGTAATGGTACGTTCTACATTTTTATAATATGCAAAATCAACGGCTATTGAATCATTACCCATTCGCTCCCTAAGCTCTACCACACGTCCTGCAGAAAGTCGTTCAGGTCTTTCTCTCATAAATACATTGAATTCAGAACTATGTTTTCCATTAAGAAAAAACTGTCCTCTTTTAAATTCCACCAAAAGCACCCCCCGTTGCATCACTATCTCTATTTTTAACAATTTGAATATACTTAACGAGGTCTTTAGCCATATCCATTAATTGTTTTTCATTTAATTTTCCCATAGCTTGTATATTGATATTGAAAGTATCACCGCCAATATTAGTCGTAGCATTACCTTTATTTTTAGCTAAGCTTTCTGTTTGAGCTCCTTGTTGGTTGATATATCTGCCAGTAGTAGAAAAATTTGGTAACTCTGTTGGTAAATCGGTCATTTTTTTCACTGATTTGTCAAGCGTTCCTTTTTCTTGGTCAATACCAGCTACAACACCTAATACAATATTTTTACCAATCATATCCCGCATCCATCTTGAAGGTGAATGAATGCCTAAAGCACCTTTGATTTTTTCTTTAATATTACCAGCAACTTCTTTAATTTTTTTATTCACAGCACCAATCATTGAACCAATACCGTTAACTAATCCTTGGATAATATTTTTACCAATTTCAAATAAATCGATATGGCGCATATCATTAAAGGTTTGCTTCACATTTTCAACTGTATCACTAACGCTTCTTTTAAGATTATTCCACGCATTTTTAGCGCCTTGTACCAAATTGTTGAAAATATTAACTGTTCCCTGTTTTAAGTTTTCCCAACCGTTAATGATGCCGTCTTTTATACCTGTCACAAGATCAACAATCCACTGTTTAAAATTATTCCAGGTATCTTTTGACCATTGAACAGTTGCGTTAAATGTATCAACTGTGCCTTGTTTTAAGTTATTCCAACCATCAATTACACCATTTTTAATGTTTTCTACTGTTTCAAAGAACCAAGTTTTCAAACTTTCCCATATTCTAATTGCTTCAAATTTAATATTTATCCACGTTTCGATGATAGAATATTTAATTTCAATCCAAACGTTGATCGCTCCATATTTAATGTCAATCCAGAGTAAGGTGAAAAATAACTTCACATCAATCCAAATCTTTTTAATTGTCAACATCAATCCATTGAAAATAGAAGTGACTGAATAGGAAATAGCTGTAACAGTGTTATAAAAGATATTTTTAATCCCGAACCAAATAGTCTGAGCAGCTTCAGCAATATTATCCCAAACGGCAATCATGTTTTCTTTTGCCTCTTCCCATCCACCTGTGATCATTGATGTAATGAAAAGAATTGGAGCTAATAGAACATTTTTTAGAATGGTGACGACATTTTCAGCGATCATTTTGACATTTTCAATGTTCGCTTTCATAGCGTTAACAACCATTTTAAACGCATTTTTGATTCCTGTTACATATGGACCAATATATTTCCAAACAAAATCAAATGCTGTTGTGAAAACATCTGATATTGATTTTCCAACACCCTTAAACCAATCTTTCACATTATCAAAGCCATTTTTAAAACTTTCTCCAACACTTTTAGCACTGTCAGCAGCACTTTGTTTAATATTTTCCCATGTATTTTTTGAGCCTTCTTTTGTTGAATTCCAAAGTCCACTGAAAAATTCCTTGGTACCGTTCCACTTATTTTTAACCCAGTCGGCTGCATTTCCAGGTGCTTCTTTCATCCATGTGCCAGCATTCGAAAAAGCCTCTTTTGTGCCATCCCACATGTTACTGAAAAATTCCATTGTGGAATTCCAGGCTTTTACAACTACATCAGCAGCGCTTGAGATGACCTCCTGTATATTTTTCCAAATGTTTTTGACAGCATCTCTAAAACCTTCATTAGTTTTCCATAGATAAATAAATCCTGTAACTAAACCTACAACTGCAGCTAAAATAGCGACAAATGGATTCGCCAACATAGTTGAATTAAGTATCGCTTGCGCAATTGATAATCCTTCTGTTGCTTTTTGCCAAGCCGTGAATGCTGCACTTACTTTTTTAGCAAGCATCAACGTTCCAATACTGCCAGCTAAACCTGCAAGTAATGGTGCATAAGGTTTTAACGTATCATACAATGTTTTGGCTGTTTTTATCATTGGCGGAATCATCTCGGCAAATTTAGATAAAGCTGCTTCAATTTTTGCCCCTTTGTCAGCAATGATTTCACTTATACTTCCAAAACCCGCACTTTTTAAGCCTTCGTCAATTTTAGTTACAACGTTGGCCACACCACGGACGATTGCAGTCTTCATGTTAGCTAAACCTGTTTTAATACCAGCGGTAGAATCTTTAGCAATCTGTTCTAATGATTTAAGACCGCCACCGCCTTCTTTATTTAATTTGATTAAAGCATCTTGGAATTCTTCAACTGAAATTGAGCCATCGGAAAGACCTTCTTTCATCTGACCAGCTGTTAATCCCATTTGTTTCGCCAAAGCATTCAACGCTGGACCCAAACCACTGTTAATCATTGAGTTCCAAGTTTGCGCATCTACTTTACCATTAGAAAATGACTGTGAAAGCTGAATAATAGCATTTTCTACCATTTCAGCAGAACCACCAAAACCGAGGATACCGTTATTTAAAGCTGCGAAAATCTGTTCTGACTTCCCTAAATCGTTTGTAGACGAAGCGATTAATTGAACACCTTTAATAGCGCTATCTAACGGCGTAGGCAACCCTTGGATACTCTTCTTTAAGCTATCCATTGTTTTTGATGTTTCGCCAGCTGAAAAGCCCATATTTTCAAATACGCGATTTGCGTTGTTTAACGTATCTACACGATTAATAGCTCCGTCAATATTACTGGTAATCAGACGAATTCCTTTTGAAATGATTTTAGTAGCTCCGCTAGCTAAAAAGTTACCAACAAACGACGTCCATATGTTCCCAAGAGATCGGCCACCTTTTTGTCCTGTTCTATCAACTTCAACATCAAAGCCTTGTAACTTTTTTACTGCTGAATTTAATCCTTGTGAAAAGCCAGATTCATCAAGTATCATTTTTAAGACTAAGTCTTCATTGTTCAAAAAGTACCCCCTCCCTCTTAGAACATAGTATTTTCATCAAGATATTTGATATTTTCAAATTCTTCTACAGCATCTTTAAATGCGTAAATTTTCAAAAGCTCGTTTAAATCTGTGTTTTCGATCTCGTTTAAAGTCCACCCATTCTCAAGAAGCGAACTTTTTAGTTCTGCTTCTCGATATTGTGGCGTGTACTTAAAATGAGGATGATATAAAAGTTCCGTTACTTTTTTTTCTGTTCAGAATAAATTGCATCATAACCAGAAGTAACAGAACCTAACAATTGACCTGTAATCTTCAATAATTCACGAGCGTCCATACCGTCAATATATTCTTGTCCAGTAAACTGTCCTTCAAAAATAACGTCAGCAATAAAGTCATAGCATTCTCTTAAAATAGGACGAATTGCTTCCATATCATTTGTTTTTGTTGCTTCTTCTAACCTGATTTGTAAATCAGTCCCTGTATCCATGACTGAACCTGGTAAAAATTCTGCCGACGTGAATTGTTTTGTAGTATATTTGCTTCCATCTTTAATCATTAATTTAATTTTTTGTTGAAATTTACTTGCCATTTTAATTCCTCCATGTAAAATAGGACGACCTTGTCGTCCTAAACTGTTATTTTAATCTGCTGTTGTTACATTTAATGTACATTTTGCGTTAAAGTTACCATCTTCTGTTGTGACTACGATTTCCGTTGTCCCTTCTCCTACAGCAGTAACCTTCCCTTGAATTGGTGTTACAGTTCCAATAGCCTCACTTTCTGAACGGAACTGATATTTTTTATTTGAGGCGTTATCTGGTGTAATTGTCGGTGTTAAAGTTGCTGTTTGGCCAACTTTTAAATTTAACTCTGTTTGGTCTAAAGTTACACCAGTAACAGCAGTAGTATTTTCTTTACGTGGATCCATTACCTCAGTAAACCAGTTTTTAATCATCTCTAAGTCAACACCTTCATCGTCTTCATCCACGGAATACATATAACCCAACCCTGGAACATCAACGAAAGACCCCGTCCATTCTGGATGGGTATAAGATACTGAACTTCCTTCTAATGTAGATGTTTCATCAGATGTTAAAGCAAATTTTCCTTTATAGAAAATCGTATAGCGATATTTACCGTTCGATTTTCGGCGACGATAAGCAAATGCGCCATCTGATGCAATATCATCCGCAGACCGCAATACGCCACCCTTTAATTTTTTTCCCCCTGTAATTTCAGCTAAAACTTCATTTTGGTAGCCGTTTGTTTCTAAAGTAACTTCTGCACCACCAAATGCAACATACTGATCTTGAACTACACTATCGCCATAGTCAGGCGTTGTTTCTGTTGTAACATCTGGTTTGATACTTACAGCAGTACCGATTGTAATTGGCGCTCCGTAAACTGGAAAAGCGCCCGTTTCGTCTGTTAGTGGGAACCACGTTGGCTTCTCTACAGAAATGACACTTACATTTTTCTTTTTTGCCATCTATTTTTCACTCCATTCAATTAATTGTGGGAACGCAACATTAAAATTGATATGTTGAATTCCGTCTGTTTTAAACGTTTGATAATCTTCTGGAAACAATTCGTTTCCGTCCAAATTCAACACATTAAAAAAAGCCCCACAGCTTTCTGTTAGGCTTGTTACTAATTGTTTATCTTTCTTACTATCAACCAGTGCAATATCAACATTGTATGCTTTATTTTGAACGTTTTGACCTACATTATCAGTCAGACTCTCTTCAAGACTTAACACAAAATAAAACGGTTCTGACGATTGCATTACATCATCAAGATAGATAGGCGCATTCGAGAACTGTTTTATTGTGTCAGTAAGCATTTTTAAAATTTTATCGTACATATCTACCCTTTCTTAACAATGATAATCGCCATTTGTTTAAATCGTTTCGGAATATATGTTGCATTAGCTAATTTATTAGATTTTTGCAACATAAATCTGCCTTTAACAAATCCGCCATTTTTTGTTCGGTGGCCATCGTTTACATATCTAAAATATTTTTCATTATTAATCAATGCTCCCACGATACGACCACTAGACAACTTTCTAGCTTTAATGATTCGATAGCCTCGTCTTAAATCACCAGATTTAACTGGTGTCAAAGGTACAATTAACTGATAAATTTTAGCTAACGAATCATTCACCATTGCAGTACCTTCTTTTTCAGCAATGGGTGTCATTTTCTTTAAATTTTTAATAACTTTATCAGCATTTGATTTCATTCTAAGATCGCTTTTACTCATCAATTGCACTTCCTGATAGCACTACTTCTATATGGCTTGGATAATAAAAAGGTTTTTTTGAAAATAACACATGTTTTTGACCTGTACCTTGAGTAATAGTTATTCTATCTCCTTTTTTAACTTTTATATTAGGTTCTAAAAAAAGTTTTTGTTCTTCATAAGAGATATTAAACGCTTCTTTGTTTTCTATTACAGGTAAGTTTCCCATACTTCCTTGAGAGAAAGCACAGGGTAACTTGCCATCATGAATTGGAAAATAAACTTGTTCAGTAATTCCGCTTTCCACATTTTCAATATCACTTATTCGCTCAATAACACAGGTATCAAAATAAGTAGCTGCTAAAACTTCTGCTTCATTCAATAGAAAAACACCCCGCTATCACAGCCTAAAATACGTTTAATGGCACTGCTATAGTTCTTCATGAGTGATTGTATGTCTTTTGATTCAACTACATAACTAATTGATGTATCACCACGTTTTACACTAGCTACAGACTTATCTATTTCGTTTTTTAAAGCTTTGTAGATAACCTCAATTATAAGTGGTTCAAACTCGTCCCAAGCAATATCAATTTTACAAGTATTGTAAGAATTGATTTCAAAGATAACAAGGTTTAAAACAGACAAAACCCTATCTTCAGAAGCGTTAGGTAGCATCAATTGAATTTTCTCAACGATTTCTTCTTTTTTTTCATCAACCATAAAGCATCATTACCTAAACTTTAAAAGTATCTGCAGCACGTTCTAATATTTCAATAGCTTCTTTATCGTCTTCTGAAACTATAAATTCATTATTTTCGTTTGCTGTGATAAATTTTTTTGTTTTAGGATGCATAAAGCCCACAAAGTTTTTCTTGTCAAGCACACGATAAGTTACTTCTTTTTTTGCTGTTGCCATTTTTAATTTCCTCCTTCGTTATTATATTTTAGGCTTTTAAATTCAAGATTGCTCCAGAATTAGAAGCTTTGTATTCAATTGAATACTCACCAACTAATCCAATCCGTCTTGAATCTGTTGTTTTTGCTAATTCTTCCGCACGCCATTCACGTAGTGGACGTAATTTTACATAATTAGTATCAATAGCTGCAATTGTTCCATTAGGTAAATTAGGTTCAATTAACGCAATTCCTGAACCGTAATTTGAGGCAATATTTCCAAGTTGCAATCCAAAAGTAAGTTTATCGCCAAATTGCACAATTTTTGTTGATTTTTCATCCAACTGATCAGTCATTAATTCTTGCATATCAGGTGCTACTAAACATAATTTTTCGCCCATGTATCCTTTTTGGAACATTGTTTTAAATAAGGCATCAATATCTTTTCTTGTTACTGCCCCCGCAGCTGCTGTTTCGACTTTATTCGTTGAGCTAATCAAATTTAAAATTCCGTTCATCTGACGACCTTTAGAACCAGATTCATCAGCCTTTACACCAACAATCAATTTACGATTTAAGTCAATTTTCATTTCTGTAGCACGAAGAGCTACTTGGCTATTCAATTCATTTCCTACACCATCTACATTAATAGCATCTAATGTGCCAGATACAGAAGTTGATTTTCTGAAAATTTCAGTATAGTTGTTAAACCATGTACGATCAGATTCCGCATCTGCGTATTCTCCGCCTTCTAATTGAGCAGATGAATCATCATTATTCATGCCATATTCTCGCCATTTAATCTCAGTTGACTTGGCAGCTTCAACTTTGCCTGCGCCTAACAAATAGCTTAAAAATGGTGTGTTTGGAACTTGTAATGCGTTAACTTCCTGTGAAATATCTAAATACTCAAGATTATTTAATGAACTTTTTTTCATTTGTAGTTTCCTCCTAATCGATAAATGCTTGTAATTTTTGTCCTAATGCTGCCTCTGGATTTTCAAACGATTTTGTTTGATTACCAGTTCCCATGTTGGTTTGTTGCGATTTATTACCAAAAGCTTTAGTCATTTCTACATTTTTAATAGCTTCTGCATGCTTATCATTTATTGCTTCCAAAAGTTCTGTAAAACCTTCTACAGCCTTCTTAGTAAATTCAGTATCTGAACTAACAAGATTATTTAACATAAATTGAGAAATAGAATCTTTCAAATCTCCATCCCAATCTAAGCCAGCAATTTTTTCTGCAACAAAAGCTTTATTATCACTAGTCACACGTAATGCCTTTTCAGCTTCAAATTCAGCCTGTAATTCTTCTAATTTAATTTGTTCAGGAGTTTTATTTTTCTTAGATTCTTCATACTCCTTGATTGTTGTTTCCTTGATTTTTTCAAGATTATTTTGTTTCCAAGCTTCTAATTGTTTATCTGCAGCTGATTGTGACTGTGATTGTACAAATTTTTGTGCTTCTTCATTTGATTCTACAAATGCCTTAAAATCATCGAAAGTGAAGTCTGTAGCACCTTCTCCTTCAGCAAACATTTGTAAATCCATTGGTAATAGGTTTTGTTTCATTTTGTTTCTCCTTTCGCCCCACGATTCGACTAATCGCCCCGCATTGCTTTAGATTTATTTATTTATTGCGCCCCACCATTCAATTAAGCCCAGCATTGCGCTAGTTTAACGTCATTTCGGACAAAATAAAAAGCCTAACATTTGTCAGACTTTTTATTTCACTTTAACTTTAAAATATTTTTCTATATCCGTTTCTAATTCTTCTAAAATGAATTCTTGTAATTCCAAAAACTTCTTATAGTTAAACATATTCAAGAAGTACAATTGAAAAAATCTATACCGACAGTATAATTTTTGTTTTAATGTTATCGTTAAAACAGGTTTTGTATTCAAAATAAATCACTCCCAATTTTTATGGACCAGTTCAGCACCAAGCATTTGATAATCAGTGACAGCATCTTTTACATTTTGCAGAGTTCTCGACACAATCGAAATAGTTAATTTATTTTTTCTACCTGGTATAGAATACAAAATATCAACGTGGCAATAATTACCACTCCAAACTGATTTAAGCTCATCTTTGATGACATTACCGTTGCCGTCTCTCAAAGTGTGTTTGGTTAAGTATCGTTCGTTTTCTTGTTCAAAAGCTTTTTTATAGGCTTTTTCTGTACCATTCGTAACTTCTAGATTTAATACTGCTTCGAATAATCCTTTCATTGCTATCAACCTCTCCTGTTTAATTTTATTCCCCAATTATTATTAGCGAATTCATCCAATAAATCACCGAACATTTCTTCATACAATTTATCTATATCATCACTAATTTCAGGGATAATTGGTATTTCAGTACAACGACAACATCCATGATAAGGTGGATGCCAATCGTCTTTAATCTCTTTTCCATGACGTCCACCACAAATAGAGCAAACACGCTCATCTTCTGCCGACCAGCTTTGTGTTTGCTTAACACTTACATCCTTTAGCGATTTTCTTACACCTTCTACAGCAAAATGTGAATATTCCGTTCTAACAAGATTTTCAATCGATCGATTAAACTTTCCTTGTTCCAACTTAAACATGCCGCTAATAACACCATCGTTTTTCATCGTTCTAAGAGCTTCCACAACCCCTTCACCACTTGCCAATGAATTAATAATGGAATTGCTCAAACGTTGCTCTAAGGTTGATATATTGCCCCATAAACGAGATGAAAATGTTTTTCCGCTCCACGGATAGTTCATGATGTTTTCTAGTTCATTCTTAGTTAAACCTGGTGCTGAACCGCCTAATAATTGTATCAACGCATTAGAATTAGAATTGTAGATTCGTTTTGTGATATTCTCTAAGTCGTTATTAAATTTACCGTTAACATCACTAGCTATTGCTTCACCTGCAAGGGTAGAAAAGATGTCTGCTCGTAACTGTAACAAGCGATTAACTTTCGCATAGTCAAAAGGTGGAAAATATTCATCAATAAACTGCTTATAAGCTTCGTCAGACTCCATCAACTTTTCATAGTTCTTCTCAATATACTTACGGTACTTCTCTTGGTCTCGTTTGCTAAAATCTTCTAGCATCTCACTTTGAGTAATACCGTGTAAATCAGCTTGTGCCAATAACTGTCTTTGAATTTTAACTAAAGCACGTTCGAAAACAGATTCTAGTTCACTAAGAGTTTTCTTTTCCAGTTTCAAGCGTGCTTTGTCTTCTAATTCACGACGTTTTTCCCAGTATCGTTCACTAACTGTTGCTTTCTTCTTCGTCATTATCCGCACCACCTAGTTTGTAGTCACCACTAGGATAATCTTGACCTTGTTCTAAATTCATCAAGTCCATTTCATAATCTGGGTCTTTAGCAAATGGAATCTGATTAATAATTGTTCGTTTAGATAGAAACGGCGAAAGTTTTGGCAATGCATCAGCAAGATAGCCAATATCTGTTGGCAAACTGCGACTGAATGTAAACACAATTTTAGACACATCTAAATCAAGCTTATCGTTAAATTTAATGAAAGCTGCCATCGTTTCAGCGACTTCTTTTAAACCTTCCCTGAAATACTGCTCTTTTGTATTTGTTTTTGCTTCTAAGGCAATAATTTGCCATTTACGAGCTTCACCAGAAGCGTTTGATTTAAATACCTCATCATTAAAATCAATTGATTTTGTGATTGTATAGAACATTTTTTTTAGCTGGTTTAGATGATACTCGTTGAAATCTTTATTAATATCTTTCGTTACATACCCAACCTTAGCTTGTGGATCTGGTAAGTTAAGGATACCTAATTGTTCCATCATTCTTTGTGCTTTTTCTTCATCTAATATTGAGCCGCTAATGGCCATGTAAGCAAGTTTAAACTGTTCAACTTCGTTTTGTTGGTCTGATAAGCTTCTATCAAATGCATCAGAAAGTTCTTCCGCCACTTCAAAATCGCAATAACGATTCGTATTGTTTTTAAATTCTGATAGGTAGAACGTTTCTAGCGGGTTTTCTACTTCCTCAATCAATTTAAATGTTCCAGATACACTGACTAAATTAAATTCAATGTATCTGCTATATATGCGTATTCTTTCTTTAGTAATGACTTTCATTTCTTCAAAAAATTTTTTTTGATGTGTGTCGTATTTTTCACGAATAAAGATATCTGCATTTTCGTATTTTTCAGCTTTCCATGGTTCGATATTGCTCGCCCATAATTGCCAACCTTCCTTGGTTTTAACAGGTTCTAACAAACGAAAAGCAACACCACAAGCTCCTTGAAACCGAGCTGTGTCAGAATCAAGCATGGAAAACCGCATATCATTCACTAACTCTGTCAGCCGTTCGAACTCTTTTGGTGTTTTGGTGTTTTTTAATGTATTATTCAAAAATAAATCTTTAGCACGTTGCATAATTGAGCGTCTCTGCTCTGTAATATCGTAATCCCACTTAATTGGAATACCTGTGAAATGATCCGCTGCTTGATCGACAATAGTATTGTATAAACCAGCATGAAGTTTATTATTCACTTTTATAATCTTTGTGTTTGGTTTAGGTCTTCTATCGATCTCATTTTGTTCGCTTGTATAAGCTTTGTATTTGCGCTCTCTATCATCAAAAAATGGCTTCATTTCAGTAATAAAATCATTAGGATCGAAAACTTCTTCATTAATTTGTGTAGAATATTTTGTTCGTAATCTTTTATACCGCTTCAAACTTAAATTGTTTTGAAACATTTTCACACCTCCTAATATTGGATAAATCTGACTTGGTTATCATTTGCTAATGTTTCTACAATGCCTGTTACAGCATCTGGTGCATCATCGTGTTTGTTTTTACCTTCCCTTTGGTAGGTCGTCATAGCTTCATAAAATTCTGGCCATCTTATTTTCCAATCTGATGGGAAATACACATTATTTTCTACAAGTGCCGAATTAGAAAGAATACGTGATTGTTTATTTGCCGATTGATGAAACGGCTCATAATAAGCACCACGATATCCTCGTTCTTTAACAATTCTTTCTGAATTACGAGAAAAACCACGCCCACCAGAGTTAGACTCAATGCGGACATGGTTTACTTGGTTATTTTTAATTTGTTCAGCGTGTGCTGTTTCCGTTTGTTCCATTGGTTCTTTTGTAAATAGAACATCCAATACTTCTGCTTTATGATCTTCTGTCTCACCAAAAACAATTGAACAAAGATTATCAGCACCAGTGTCTGCTGTATCGGTATAATTCCATATTTTAATGTAATTAGAGCGTGTTTCATATGTTGAAAATTTTTGGTACAAACGACCTTTTAAATCAATCGGTTCTTGTTGATAGTTAGCAGAAGCAATATCTGCACCCATCGTTTTCTTTTTACGGAAATATTCTTCTTTAGAAAGGACAGACTCACAAAGCATGGTGTCTGTTTCTTCGTTATATGCTTTCATGCTAATATGCTTTACTTTATAACCAGATTGAGGTAACTCCTTTAAAGCTTTTCCTGCTAAATCATTAGAATGCCACCTAGTCATGATGATTATAATTTTACCGCCTGTTTCTAAACGAGAAAGCATAGTATTGGTAAACCAATCCCAGTGCTTCTCTAAAACCATAGCATTATTTGCTTCTTCGGCATTTTTAATTAAATCATCAATGATGATGATGTCTGCACCAAAACCTGTAGCTGTTCCTGTTGGAGATGTCGCTAGATAATTATTGTACCCACCATTCAAGCTCCACAAATTCATAGCGCCATCACCTGATTTTATTTCTACACCAGGGAATACATCTGAAAATACAACTCTGTTTTTATCAGCTTTTATTTCTTGAATAGTATTCCTTACGCTTTTAGAAAATGTTGTAGATAACGTTTCGTTATATGATCCCGTCATTATCTTTTTTTGATTGTCATTTCCTAATAACCATTCTACGAATTTACCAGCAGTTCTTGATTTTCCATGTCTAGGTGGTTCATTAATAACCAGAACGTCATCGTCACTATCATAAATGAATTCTTGTAAATCATCGCATAATTCTTTTAAGTACACTCTATCTTGTTTGTAAAAGTCAGATGCCGTCAATTTGCAATAGTCCCAAAAATAACGACGGGATAATTCTAACTTTGCACCTAAAATAATTTTATCCATCATCTTTAGCTAACCTTCTTAATTCTTCTTCAGATAAGTTAGTGAACGGATTGCTAACAGACATTTCGCCAGAAATTTGAGTTTCTTTTCGATCTCGCCATTCGTCTGGCTTTCTGTTTTTCAACCAGAAAATAGCCGCAGTTGGATTAGGAGCTACTTGTTTTGTAACCTTTTTTGTAATTTCCATACCGTTTTCTGTCAGTTCTTCTGTAACTTCGGTGTATTCGTAGCCTGTAGCACTCTTAAACAATGCATTCTCCACTTGGCGATCGACAACTTCTTTCCCTTTTTTAAGGGCGGAAGAAATGGAAGAAAATTTCTTTTTCCAATCGGTAAATGTTCGTTCGGATACTCCGATATTCTGGGCTATCTGCTTATCGATGAGGCCATCTCGTGCCCATCCTTCGATTTTGATTAACCCTTCATCGGTTAGCCACTCTGTGTACCTTGCCATGACCTCACCGCCTCTCTGTATCAATATAAGCTAAATTAATCTTTTTAACGTTTTAAACGTATCACTTAGTAACCACATGTTGTAAATTTGCGAACAATCTTTTAAAAACGTAGTGCTATTTTTTACCCCACGTTTGTCTTCGTAATAGACTTTAATCTCGTTTTCTGTGATGGTAACAGAGGTTACACCGTCCTCAATGTGTTCGGCTTTCTTTGTTCCTTCTTCGTTCAATCGCATTGCATATTGTAAAATCATAACTATTCTTCCTTTCTGTCTAATAATTTATCATTTCATGTACTTCTCTATATTCTCTTGTATATGCTTATCTTTCCAACCACCATGCCCACAATAAACAAGCTTGCACGCGTCAATTTCCTTTGGTGTGGCTTCTCTTGTCATTTCAACAATTGAAGCATTCTTTTTTATCTGCACAGACATTACAACACGAATTGAATCAATTGTACGGTTCGGCTGTGGATATTTATGTGTTAGCGATACATACCAATAGTTTTTCATGCTCTCTCTCCTAATAGTTTTTATGTACTTGATTCAACAAATTATTTTTTGATATACTATTCATAGGTAGCAACTCCTTGTAAAATAATAGTTTATTAATTTCGATTAAATGTTTTGCGAACCTCAATGTTTATATAACAATCCAATAAAAAGATTTGCTACCTAGCCACTAGACTATGGGGTCTAGTGGCTTTTTTATGTACAAAAAAAAGCCATCTTATAAACGATGACTTTGATTGAAGTATTAATCATTTTTGTATTGCAATATCATCAACCTTATGCAACTACCCATTAACATTATTGAAGCTAGTAAAGAAAATGTAAAAAAATAACCGTTTAAGAAAACAACAATTATAGTAAGCAAAAAGTTAAAATTATACGAAGTTAACAAAATTAAATATGTGACTACTTGAATAATAACTGTCAGACCAAGAATAGATCCAACGAAATAAAATCTAAAAATTATGTTCATCAATGAATCAAATGCATTGGCATCATCTACAGTTTTTATAAGTTTTTTTCCAATAGAACCAACTATTAATGCAAGCCCCCCTATAACGAAGCCTAATAGCCCTACCACTGATCCAATAAGTATACCGACAAAATTTAGTAATCTTTCTGTGGTCTCTTCTTGATCATTACCAAAAATGATATTAATTACAAAAAGAATTATTACTACTGTGAATAAAACACTAATGAGAGTTTCTTTAGAGCGATATAGATCTCTATAAACTTTTGTATTTATTAAATAGTCCGTATATCTATCATGACTAATATAAAAAGATACATTTTTATTATTTTCTTCCTTTACCGTTTTCTTCATTTTTGTTTTTCTCCCTTATTTGGGCTTTATACGCTGATAATTCTATTATGCCAGCTCTACCTTTTTCTGCTATAGCTTGTTTGTTTTTACTCTGATCCGCCCGCAATATTTTAGTATATGGCGTGGTTTCAACAGTATTGATTTCTATCGGTTCATTGTGAGAATCTTTACCGACAAACACACCTTCAGCATAACCAAGCCCAATTCCATCAATTGCATCTTTTACTAATTCACTGTCTTTATTCAACCCTTTGTCCTTTTGATTACTATATTCTTGTTTTATTTTAGTCGCATCACTTTTAGCTATTTTATCAGCATTTAGACTAAAAAGCTTGGCAAAAGCATCCTTATCACCATTTGGCGGAACAATGGTTAAGTTTATTCTTCTCAAAATTTCCATTTTTGCCAACTTGGTTTCTAATGATTTTATATCAGTTTCCAAGACAAATACAACGCCTATATTTGTCGACTTTCTAATTAGGTTAGCGAACATTTCTAGAACTTTTTTCCTTGTTAATGATGGCGTTACAGTATAAGACACCATTTCTTTATGAACATCAAAATAAAAAGTAATATATTCAATTTTATTTTTATCTTCAACATCAATTGCTGTATCTTTTTCTGGATCATAGGTAGAATGGACTCCTTTTTTTATATAACCTAATCGCCCATGAATAATTGAATTATCCTCAAACTTATCTATATCAAAAAACTTATATCTACCGCCAAATTCATCATACACTTCACTTTTATTAGTGATTCCGTTATAAATTTTTGTCAATAAAGAATCAATTTCTTTTTTTCCATTGTAAACCTCAAAAATATCATCATTGATATTCATTTTAGAAAAGAAAACTTTAGCCATTCTAAAACACTCCTTATTTAATTATATCTACTACAATAATTAAATCAAAAAGAAGCCAGAAAAACAAGCATTTTTCTTGACTTCTTTCTAGTAGATATAATCATAAGGATTACAATTTATATTATAAACAAGAACAAACGTTCGGTCAAGTGTAATTAGTACTTACAAATAAAAAAGAGACACCAGCTTGCTAGTGTCTCATCGTGAATGTAGCAGAAACATCTATCGACGATTCTTTTATTTAAGTAGCAAAGCTACTTATTGGCGTGACAGGAATCGAACCTGCCTCTTATCTCGCTATATGCTCGTTACATCCCAGATGCTTCACGCCAACCGAAAGGATTTTTATACTATGCCATTTTTGAGATTGTCTACCGTAATCTCAATATCGCTGGCAAGGATTTGCACCTTGCATGGTTTTATTCGTAAGAGCGCCCACAACGAAGCCGTTGCCTGCAACGCAAAAACCTTATCTTTCCTATAAGCGTCTACCTGTTCCGCCACAGCGATAACTCACTCACAAACCTGTAGAAAAAAAGAGAGAGGAATTACACCCCATTTCTTTTAGTTTGAGAACGTCTGATTTGTGAGTGATCATTGCAAATTACATAGCGCTATCTTGACAAGTGCTTTCGGCGTACGTCTACGTGTAAGCTTAATGCCAAGTTTATTGCAATATTTGCTACCTAGACTAAACGAGACAGAAAGAACTGGACTTTCCACATCCTTATTCTTTATTTTTTATAGGTAGCCTCAAAAGATAAGCGAAACGGAGCTAAGATAGGTAATGCATGCCTTACCCTCGTCTCCTTATCTTTCGACACTACCATAATAACATCTAAATATTGATAAAAACCGCCAACTTTCCGCCAAAAAACCGCCAAAAATTTTATTTATATGCAATTATTTTTCCATTTCGATACGCTTCGGCAAATTCAATTAAAGCCTCTGATTTCATTCGTTGAATACTTCTTTCGGAATATCCAACTTCCCTAGCTATCTTATAATTAGAGTAATGGTCCTGCACACAGAAACTATAATGCAAAATTTGTCTGCTAGTTAGGCTCAATGCCATAAGCGCAGATAAAATTGCGTCTCTTTCTGCTTCTGCATCTGCTAATTGTACTAGCGCATCTTCTGCTTTGTTCCCATGACTTTGGCTTTTAGGCATATCTGTAATAATTGGTGATTTTAAATCTATCAAAGAGCGACCAGCTATTCGCTCTAAACGTCTAAAATTCTTCAACACATTTCTGGCATTCGCTTTTGTTTGTCGAAAATCTACTTCTCTTAGCAATTTAATCAAGTGAAATCGCTCCTTTTGTGGTATAATAATTTATAATAAACATATCATCATTTAAGAGTTGCTTAGCGGAAACTAAGTAGCTTTTTTTATTTATCCAAATATATATAAGTAATGCTTATCCTTTGCTCATCAGCGACTCTATATGATATAAATTATACTAAGAATACTATTCCAATAGCTATTCACTTCTCAGCCAGTCGGCGGAAACCGACTGGCTATTTATTTATCAAAATATTCATCACTCATACATGTTTGTAGTCAACAAATTATTGGTTGACTATAAAGAAAACAATAATAATTCTACAGTATTTTACAATCTTCCATTCGTCATCTTTCACATCATCTTTATTCATTTGATATTTTCCATCTAATAAATATTTTTGGCATAGAAAGTATTTTCAAATCTATTTTTCAATGGTATAATCACTTTAACTTTCTTGGGGATTTTATTTATGAAATAAATTTCCTCCTTTTCTACATTAACTTCTGGTAAACAGTTAATAGTAGTACACGTCTCTACAAGAGATTTATTGTCGATTTTTAATCGGCTATTTAATAGCACTTTATTTGGGGAAAGTGCTAACTCACACCTAAAGAACAACTGGCGGAAAACAGTTGTTTCTACCACATAAGTCAGCTAGTGGTCAGCTGGCTTTTTTTGTTGCCTTAAATTTCATAGTAATGTATTATTAATTGTCTCTATCTGAGATGAAAATGTATCTATAACTAGCTAGCGGAAACTAGTTAGTTTTTTTTTTGTTGGTTTTAAAACTACTTAGCCTTTTTATATAAATGTGAACGTCGAATAATTGAATATTAAATTCTTTAAATTTAATCATCTTCTTTACTCGCTTTCTAACCGAATAATTCTCTTTGATCTGTTTACCCGTTTTACCCACTACACTTGTTCCTCCAAACTTGTAATTTCTAGTTCTGTTCGTGGTCGCATACTGTACAACTTTTGGCAAACCATCACAGCAATTTGACCATCGTTTTTATATAAAATACCTTCGGCAGCATCAGTGACTGCTTTGAAATAGTTGTCCAAGTCAGGTTTCTTATCGCAATATTTTCGCTCTAATTCCACTTCTAAGCGTTTCTGTTTATTACTTAAGGCAGATTTAGGCGGATGGATGTAAAACGTCACATGTGCGGAAATTGGCCCTTTTTCAATCAACTTTGCTCTTGATTTACGAAAATAATTCTTTACTTGATTTTTGTATTCTTTCATCGCTCGATCTTCGTAAGTTTGAACATAATTTCCACGCCTTGCAAATCTCGGGCGACTTTGTGGCTTGGGCTCAATCGGTAGAATAATTCGCATCTCTTCCACCTCGAACCTTACAAATCGGCTTCTTTGACGAATACTCCGTTTACCATTTTTCCTTGGCGGTTTTTAATTTCGCTATATGCTTGATTTAAGCATTCGTATAAATCCATGTTATTTTGCATAGCGAGAATAATTAACGTCACAACCATATCCCCGATACCATCTCTTAAGTCGTTTTCGTTGTTTCTTGCCAATGCAGCGCCAACTTCTCCGACTTCCTCAATCACTTTTAGCATTTGCTTTTCAGGTTCCGCTTTATCTAAACGCTTTTCTTTCGCCCATTCTTCCACTAATTTAACTAATTCATTCATCTAAAATTCCTCCCCGAAATCTAATTCACGTTTTAGCTTGCTGTGAATCGATTCTAGCTCTTTTTTGTATTCTTTGACTGTTTGTATTGTTTTACCACTAGAAAGCACATAATCGCGTTCTATTGCGACGAGAGCCTTACTTAAATTGCCATAATAACCAATCAAAGCGAGTGATTCTTTTTGTGTACCGTCTTTATCAGTCAAAATGGTTAACTCTCCGTGTTCGTTTCGTCTCGCTTTATTTACGATTACTTGCTTATCATCACTAGTAATTCGATAATCAAGTACTCTCATTTCAATCATGACTTGCCCTCCAAAAATTCTTTTATTTGCCTATCAAGTTCAGCTTGCTTTTCTGGTGATAGTTTTTCCTCTTCTTGTTTTGGTTCATTTACCCAATCTGGTAATTGCTCTTGTCTAACTGGAGGATTCGTATATCTTGCTTGCGTTGTCGTTTCAGACAAGTCGTATTCATCGTTAAAACGTTCATCACGTATCCAGCGGAACAATTCTTGTGGATGATACCAGTCGTTTAATTTGATATACTTAAGATAAGCTTTGTATCCTGTTTTAAACCGTTCGAAGTCTTCATCTGACTTAATTTTCTTTAAGAATTGCTCTTTGGCTTTTTTCTTATTGGTTTTCTTCGGATATGTTTTCCAAACTTTTTCAAATAATTCAGACATGGTTGAACTTTGTTCAACACTATATATATTCTTTGTATTATTCTTTGTATTATTATTTAATGTATTATTCTCTGTGAAGTTTTCTTCACTAGGGGTAGTGAAATTTTCTTCATTCCCCTCCTGATGATTTTTTCCATAGGTGATGAAATTTTCTTCACTAGGGGTGTAAAATTCTGTATCAGTTGGATACGGTAAGATATAGATATGTCTCCGATCTACCATTTTGCTGTTTGGCTTATAAAAAATTTGTATTTTTATATAGTTTCTTTCTTCTAACTGTTTCAGCCATGAAATAATTGTTCGCTTGCTAACGTTATACAGATTTGCAAAATATTGATTCGTTGCCCAACAATAGCCTTTTTCATTTGCTAATGCCGTTAGCTCTCCATACAATAATTTTGCATTCCCATTTAAGTGGTTATCATAGCGAACAATCGCTGGGATAATGGCGTAATATCCTCTATGTTCATTCACTAGTTATCCTCCTCATCAACAACGACCGTATAAACATATTTATGCTTAATTTCTCCGTTAACGACTTTTTTTATTGTTTGTGTTTCAATAGCTATTCCTTTACCATTTCTTGAACCGATATAGACAAATGCTAATAGTTCAAAAAATAGTTTTTGACTCGATGTTAATTGCCTGTATTCTACAAGTAATTCCTTTACCAAACTGTTAACCTCCAATGTTCAACTTCTTACGTTCTTCAACGTTTAGTTTTACTGGTTTAATTTGATATTTGTTTAAAAAGTTCTTAGTTCCTATCTGATGTTCTTCTTGATGATGTTGACGGCAACCAGCGTAAAAAGTAAATGTTTCGTGATTAATCTTTTGACGATTTCGCCCCATACCGACTACCTCGATATGACAAACATCGGCATGTTTTCCACAAATACAACACTTACGATATTTTAGGCAGTAATAAAACCATTTGTTATTTTCTAGCAAGTATTGGTATCTCTTTTCTAGTGGTACATCGTTTTTCAAAATAAATTCGATTAAAAAACTAATCCATTCTGTTGCCTCATGTCGTGTAGCCTTACTGTGTTCAAAATACACACCGTTTTTAGCTTCGTAATAATACTTTAGAACTTCCTCTATCCATTTGGGTTCGTCATAACTCCAACGAGCTATATCAGCTATTAAAACGTGAGAAAGTGCATTCTGTTTTTGAGACATTTGTCGATTATCTAATAGTTCAACTTTTACTAAATTGTCATCGTTGTTAGCTAGGAGTTTGAGGAAATTCGAGTTGATCTCATCCTCAAACTCAATCGCCAATTTATTTCCTTTGTGTTTTATGATTTTTCCAATCATTCAATCACTTCTTATCTTCTTGAACCTTCTGCCTAGATTCATAAAAATTTATCCACTTCGCAAGCAATTTAGAAATAACACCATAATCATAAGCACTATATTCTTCAAATGCTTTTTTAGGATTCAAATCAGAATCATTTATAGCTAACGATTTCACAGCTTCAAATTCTTGCCCTGCCAGCTCGGCTACTCTACTAATTGATGCGTTCAACATATCAATTTGCCGTTCAGTAATTGCAGTATTTTTCAGCTGTTCTTTTTGGTATTTATCAGGATCATCATCATCTGTTGCGATATTAAAAAATTTCAATAAAAAATATTTTTCCGCATACGTTAGTGCTTTTCCTACACCCTTTTCTCCTTCAATATCTACTCCTTGGCTATACCATGAACAAGCAACAATCTCAGAAGGATTATGAATATTAATCCATGTCATCATTAACTCTAGCTCTGTAAAATACGTTGTACGTTTTTTGGCTACAGGCTCTTTCTTTACTTTATCCGCTTTCCATACCTCATCTTGTGATTCCCGAACTTGATGAGCAACAATTTCTGGCTTCAAAATTAATCCAACTTGATTTATGACTGTATTTAATGCGGATAGTACATCGCTTGACCCCACATAGCTGTATTGCTGGCCACGTTTACTTTTTTGAATATATGGTGCTTTTTGTCTCACATACGCTAATTTTTGATAAACATTCAACTCAGAAAAATCTGTTTTGGTTGCTTCAGCCATTCAATAAGCCCTCCTTATATCTTTTTCCTGAACTCACATATTCAATTAAATACACGTTTTCTTCGCCTAATTCTTCTATCAAATCAACGATTGTATCTTGTGTAGCAATTTTTTTACAAGTGAGTACTGGTTGTCCTGTATAAAGACATTTCATTGCAAAAGTTAGCTCAAACACACCGTCTTCATCAGCAATTTCATTTCCAAAACAATCAGTAGTGTCCACTGGATCATCTTCATAGGTTTCCTTATATAGTTTTTCAGTCGGCTCTGTTAAATATCTATCTAGTGTATTTGCTTCTCTACGATTCATTCACAAAACCTCTTTTCTGTGTTACAATTTTTCTAGTATAATTTTGTATGCGACTATTTGCTTGGCGGCGTAGTCGCTTTTTTCATCATGCAATCCCCCTGCGCTCTTTTTGTTGCGCAATGTATAATTGACTTTTTTGTTGCTTGTACCATAAATCAGCTAATCTTTTTGCTTGGTTTAACTTTTCTTTTCTAGTCATTTCAACTCACCTCGAAAAACCTTCGATAATATATCCATCAAATCGTTTGGATTATCTGTGACAAAAGTATGTGTATTTTTAGTCGTAGTTTCTGTTACAATACCGTACATCTCCTTTAATAAACGATGTTTTGGACAATCACAATCTGATTGTTCCAGTTTTTCTTTTGTTAGTGTATATTGGCTATGTGCAGCAATGGCTACTATCGTGCCTTTTCCAACTTGAGATATTGCCATCTCTCCTTTTAAATCGATAGCTGCCAAAGATAAACCTACATCTTCTTTCTGGCATTCTTTTGCTAGTTTTTTAATTAATTTTTGAATTTTATCGTTCATTTTGATATACTCTCCTTAGTTCATTTTGTATGTGTCCTAATCGTTGGCAGACGATTGGGGCTTTTTATTTTGTCTTTTTTGAAAATGCTGATACTCCGCTTCATCCCAGTTGAAAAACCAACGGATAAAAAGAGGTACACTTATTGTTGCCAACACTGGAACTGAAAAGTGGCTTTTCAATAACACACCTAGCGCAATCATCAATAATAATGCGCCTATCAATCGTGCTTCACGTATTGCTTTCATATTTACCCTCCTATAATTTTTTTGATATAATTCAGTTGAAAGCGGGGTGTCAAAATGTTTTTTGTAATAAAGAAAGCTTCTAATAAAAAATACTATTTTGTAATTAAAACCGAAGAAAATGAAGTAATCGCATCAAGCAAGACTTATTACTATAAATCTTCTGTTTTAGAAATTATTGAATCCATCAAAAGTGATATGGATCAAAAAGCTATTATTGTTGACACTACTTTTAACTGGGGATAAGTTAAGGCTTATCCTTTTATCATTACTATCCTATTTCTTTAAACATATCTCCATTATCATTAGCCATATCAATTCTTGCTTGTAATTCTAAGTTAGGCTTCCATCTAGGAATTAGAGCTACAGCCTCTTCATATCGAACTTTTGGAATGTCTACATAAGATGCTACATCGAATAATGCTTTCAATTGTCTATAACAATTACTAAAGGCTGATTGCTTAATACTTGAATCCTGATAAGCCAATGTTTTTTTGCCACCTAATACTTTGATAACAGTTGATGAAACTAGCCCTTGTATCTTTCGTTGTTGGCTTCTATTAATTGTAGTTTCTGTTTCTAGCTTATCTAAACGTTGATTTACAAGAGTCAATCCACGTTCATGTTTTAACGCAGCTTCTAATAACAATTCTGTGTTATTAATCGGTAAGTTTGATTGAGTTTTAAGCAGTTCCTCCATTTGGTTAAAAGCTTCAATGTATTTCAGTTTAAACTTAAGAGCTTTTTGACCAGTGAATCCCATTGCTAGTAGCGTGAATCCGTCACGGTTCATAATGATTTGTCTATATTTTTGTTTGTTTTGTGGATGAATATAGCTATCTTCGTAAAATAGCCCTGCGTAATTTTCCGCAACCCCCTCTTTTAAATCATCAATCGCTGCTAAAACATCACGATGATTTTTATTAAACGTTTCTGCGACTTGCAAACTAGTTGTTACTGCTTGTTGGTTTTTCATAATTACTAAGTTGTCCATTGTTTCTGTATCGTCCTTTCCTTTAATCCCAATGATTCATGATGTCATTACAAATTTTTATAGCTTCTTTAGCAGGCCAGTATCTTTTTCCCTTGCTAGTACCAGGCTTTCTTTTTTCGATCATTTGCATACGTTTGTCTTTTACAAAATTTTGTTCAACTTCAGGAACAGACATTGAATACATAGACGATAATTGTTTGATGTCTAAATACTCAGCACGTTCATTTAATCCTTGACTAGCTTCATTTATGACTTGCTCAAACATTTTTCTCAGGATTTTTTCAATAATGTTGTATAGAAAGTTTTTTGAAGATGTATCTAGAAAATTTTCCATTCTAAACACTCCTATCTAATTTTGTAGTATTCAATAATAGCCGTTAGTGTTTCGTGAGCCTTTTTACTTTGATTTTTACCAGAAAGATAGTCGTTTAGATCTTGCTTATGAATATTGAAATACGTGGCTACAGATGTTAATGATATTTTCTTATCATCAAAGTACTCACGAATTTTCGCTCTGCCCGCTGTTGTGTCTGGCATATTAGTTTCTCCTTTCTTTAGTATTTTTTGTAAATTAATTAGATAGAATTTATAAAACTATTGACTTATGTATACAAATATTCTACAATCAGAACATAGTTAAATAAGCCTATAACAAAACCTTTATTATGCACTCGGTCGCCAAACTTAATGCTGTAAGGTATGTTTTTAGTTTGCTTTTTTTCTATCCAATTAACTTACAAGAATTATTATATACATTTTTTCTACATTGTCAACCAATTTGTAGATTTTTTGTATACATATTTTCTTTGTATTTCTAGAAAGGTTGATATAAGTGGATTTATACGAAAAAATAAAATTACTTGCTAGCGAAAAGAAAATGTCAATAAGACAATTAGAAGAAACATTGGGATTTGGAAACGGGGTAATTAATAGATGGCGTAAGAATACTCCTGGTTCTGATAAATTAAAAAAAGTTGCGGACTACTTCAATATATCTGTAGATTATTTACTTGGACGAACTGATAATCCAAATTCTAATAACTTAGAAGAAGATGAAATTACAACTTTCTTCCGTGTAAATACAGAAGATTTAACCGAATCCGAAAAAGATCAGCTCAGAGAAGAATTAAAAGAGTACTTAGAATTCATGAAATCAAGACTTAAAAATAAATGATTGGATGACCCCTATGTATTTAGACTACGATACTTATTTTGAATATCATGACCAGACATATATTATTATTGAAAAAGTTGCTAATTACTATGGAATTGAACTAAAAGAGTTAAGATGGAAACACTACAAAGATTATATGATTGACGTAGAAAATGTTGACATAATTCCCTATAGTTTCGGTGATGTTTCAAGAAAAATATTTTCAGGAAACATAATAAAATTTCACGATAAATGCGGAATTTCCTATAATCCAACAATGGTTAAAGGAAGGCAAAATTTCTCAATACTTCATGAATCTGCACATTATTTTTTTGATATGAATAAGGAATGCAAGTCTCAAAGTTTTTCAGATTTAATTACTGGAAAAGGATACACTAGCGAAGATGAACCAAAAGAAATAAGAGCTAATATATTTGCATCTCTTGCTTTAATAAACAATGAAGCATTGAAAGAATGTTTAAAAAAGCAAATGTCTTTCCGTCAAATTTGCGAAGAATTTGAAATGAGTGCTGCAGCACTACACGTAAGGTTATATGATTTTTTAACAAAAATATTCTTATTAAATCCATGCTTAGCAAGATCAGCTATTAATCAATATAGATATAACTATAATTCAACAAAATTAATCAGTTATATAAAAATGTGCTTGTGCTGATGAACTACAAAGAATTATTTTTGCGTAAAAAATCTCGTGTAAGGACACAGACTTAAAACTTATCTTGAAGTTTGTTGATAAAACTAACAACAAAAATGGAGGAATATAGTATGTTTTTATTTGGAAATAAAGAAGAAAAAAAGGTAAAGAAAGCAGAAGAAAAGCAAATAAAAGAATATTTTAAAAATAATCATGATATTGTAATAGGCGGTATTTATTTTAATGATTCAGACAAAAAAATATTTATCCCAAAAAGTATTTCTGAATCAAGAAAACAACAAGTTATCAACTATGATGATTTGATTAGTTACACAGATATTTTTGTTGGTGGCAATATAAAAAAACATCACGGAATAACTCGTGCAGTTGTTGGTGGCGTTTTAGCTGGTCCTGTTGGGGCTTTAGTTGGTGCTGGAACAGGTGGAAAAGAATTTACTTCCATTAAGCAATTAGGAGTTATGTTACATCTTCCTAATAATCAGACAGTAAAATATATGTTAATCACAACTGAAACAAAAACTGATTCTATGATTGGTAAAGGTTTAATGGATAAATACAACGAATTAATTGCAAAACTGGACCAAATACTAAAAACTAATTCAAGTAATAAAGATAACACTGTATTATCTTCTGCAGACGAGATAAGAAAATTTAAAGCCTTGTTAGATGATGGCATTATTACAAAACAAGAATTTGAAATAAAAAAACGTGAATTGTTACAATAAAAATAACGCACCCTCTCCGGCTAAGAAGTTAGTGCGTTAAAATTAGAACCAAAATAGGCTTATTTTGTTACGCCTATTTTACCACAAAGAAAAGGACGTGAAAATATGGCGAAACTAAATTGGTCCAAAAAATACAAATATGTTTTTTCTTACTCAAATAAAAAAGGAACTTTTTGGGGATATCGCTATCCTTATTACAACTCTCTAAAACACCGAAAAGAAGCTAGCAAACGTGGATTTGAAAGTGAAAGAGCGGCGAATAAAGCATTGCTAAAAATCCAATATGATTTAGAAACACAAAATACTTCCTTCGTCGAAAATAAACAACTCACCATAGATGAATGGATCAAAGTCTGGATACCTTACGCCCAAGACAATTGGAGTGTTTCAACAAAACAAAACATTGAATCCGCTGTTAAATTTCACATATCACCATTGATTGGAAATCAAAAGCTATCTTCTTTAAATAAGATTACTTATAAACGAGAATTTATTGACAAATTAAGACAAGAAAACAAATATACAGAATCAACTATTCAAACGTGGCATAAAATTGTAATGAGGATGATTAACGCTGCGGTACACAATCAAATCATCCCTAGCAACACGCTAACAGGCTTTAAATTTGATTTAAGTAATAATGTTCGTTCGTTCTCTAAAAAGGAATTACAGCGATTTGTGGCGGTTTTAGAAAACGAAGATATTCAAACGCAAGTTATATTTTTAACTCTGCTAAAATCTGGAATGAGGAAAGGCGAACTGATGGGGCTGCGTTGGAGTGATATTGATTTAACCGAAAAATATTTCGATATCAATTCTACACGTGGTGATTACGGTGAAAATAAACCTAAAACAAAAACCAGCATACGTAAAGTTTATTTTGACAACTCGTTACTCACTTTAATAAAAAAATACAAAAATCATGAGAAAGAACGGCTTTTCAGAGAAGGGATAATTTTAAGCGATAAGGACTATTTTATTTTAAGTTCTCGAAATTTACCTATCAAACAATCAAGAATTACGTATATGTTTCGCCTGTTATGTGAAAAAGCAGAAGTTCAAAACATAACCGTACACGGCCTAAGACATACCCATGCAACGTTTTTAATTGAAGCAGGAGCAAACATTAAGTACGTTTCAACTCGGTTAGGACACAAGAATATTAATATAACTTTGGATGTTTATAGCGATGTGCTAAAAGAAGAAGAAAAAGAAACAGCTGATATGATGGATAAACTTATTGAGAACTTGTGA